GCACTCAATCTAATAGCGGAATTGTGTACCATTTTCTTCCACAAACTTCCATCTTTAGCTCCATTATATGCTAACATTTCATAATCAGCTGTAAAATCAGCTTCCTCCACATTCTTCTGAGTAGCGACGATAAGTCGCCCTTTTTGATCAGTACCACAGCGAGTCTCAAAACGAAACTTACATTTCACAATTTGGAATTGATCCCAGTTTTGACAAACTGGTCCAGCCCACGGAAAGTTATCAATCGACGCAAATTGAAGATTATACGTCGTAATGGAAAATTTATTATCCGTAACAACTGGCTGGAGATACTCGCTATGGGTGATCTCAAACATATTCCCCTTATTAATTCGGGGAGCAGTAGTTGTCCGTTGATAACCGACTGCCTTAGGGGCCGAGAAATGAATTTCTTTTGGCCGCTTAGGGCGGGGAAGAGGCCCGATAAACTTTGGTCTCGGAAGTGGACCAATAAAAGCTTTCGGTTTCGGTCTAGGAAGTGGACCAATAAAGGCTCCTTTCTTCTTCCAAGCTCTCCCACCCTTTGACAATTTCTTCGGCATTTCGGAATAAGGGACACGTATTAAAATGAATATTCAAAGGGGCTAAATTATTTAAGGCCGACCCCTCATTCATTGTATACATACGACGAATCTCCGGATCTGTTTTATAGACCCCACGAATTTCTTCCCAAGAGAATAAATCCATAGAATCTTTTGCATTACGTGGACTTGTGAGAGCATCCATATAGGTACGCTCCAAATAAGCTATATATCCAGCTAGTATTTCACGAGCTTCCTCACTCCAATAAGAGTTCATACGTAATGCACAAGCTTTCAAGTAAGACCATCGAATGTGATGTTTGGCAAAAGAATGCCGTAGCAAAGATGAGATAACCTTATCTGCATCTGGATATGGCATGAACATTCCATGCACCATCCTCGTTCTGTGGGAGAGAAAGTTTCGGTCAAGTAACTTACCCTCAGATTGAGCTTCTCTTTTAACCACGATTCCGAGCGTCTCCCAAACGTCGGCAACCTTGAACGTGCTAAACCACTCCTTGATCATATCAGAATATGTACCAAGATTATCATCGCCACAAAGCGCGAGTTCCACATTATCATCGAAATCATCGAAATCAGTTTCATCAGGGCAAAGCTGAAGCCAAGCATAGGCAAACAACATATAAAGGATTAAAGTGTTAATAACAATCGTCAAAAAACACCCAGATGGATTACCTTGCCATTTACGGACAAGATCACCATTAGGGCATATAATAAGCGATTCAACAATTTCCTTAAACAAATTGTCCCAACGAATTCGGTTCTCCTCAGTTTGCTCAGAAGACTTGAGGAAGAACCACATGGTATCGCGCAAAGAATATATTAATTCGGCGCTAAGAGTGGTATCATAATTACTCTCATCACACTCAAAGGCATTTGGGTGTTTCGACAGACGACGAAACAACTTGTCCCAAATTCCATGATAAATTGACCCACCAATAAATGCAGGGGTTGTCCCCCAGGCTTCATACAACTTATTATTCATTTCACCGCACATAGCAATGCC